TTGACACTATGTATAATATGAAGTATCTTCCACTATATTAATGGATTTAAAAGGAGTGTATGATGGATCCTAACAAATGGAAATCAGTAGCAGTATCTATTGATGTTTATGAAATGTTAAAAGAATTAGCTGAAGAAAATGAAAGGAGTGTAAGTAGACAGCTAGCACACTTGGTCAAGAAAGTGGCACAAGAAAAACAAGTAGCTTGACAAAACATATAATTGTAAAGTAAAACAATTACTCAATCCCGAAGGGGAAAAACTTAGTAACAGAAAGAGGTAATTATGAGCGATATGTATGCTCTATTTGAAAAGGAAAAGGTCGATGCCGACAAGTTCGACAATGTAGATAAGGAAGGAGCATCCAAATTATCCAACTTTATCCGACAATCTATTCAAATTCAAAAAGACATTGAGGATGCTGAACAGCACCTCAAGGATTTGAAATTCAAAAAAAGAAAAGTGAACGAAGAAGACATACCTAGCCTCATGGAGGAAATGGGTATGGATAGTCTTACTGTGGATGGTCACAAGGTTACTATCAGACCTTTCGTTCATGCTCGTATTTCTGAGGAGAAAAGAGAACAAGCTTTTAATTTTCTTAGATCTGTGGGCGAAGCAGACATTATAAAGAATGATGTCACAGTGTCCTTCTCTCAAGGAGAAGACAATGTGGTTGGTGCAGTTGTTGATGATCTAAGGAAAAATGGATTTGATCCTGTTCAGAAAACACACATACATCCAATGACATTGAAGTCCTGGGTAAAAGGAAGAATCGAAAGTGGAGCAGAACTAGATTTTGATACTTTCGGTGTTTTTGTCGGTAACGAAGCTAAGATAACAAGGAGTTAAATAATGGCTAATACAGAACTACAAGAGAAAAAAGAAAACTTACCTGCTAATTTTATGAGTGATTTATCGGAGTTTGCAGGAGAAGGAATGGATTCAATAGGTGCAGATGACATGCAGATTCCATTTCTTAGAATAATACAAACCACATCTCCTCAATTAAATAAACAAGAGTCCGTTTATATTAAAGGAGCAAGTGGAGGAGATTTATTCAACACTGTCACTGGAGAATTTTGGGATAGTGAAGAAGGTGTGTATGTAATACCATGTGGATACACTCTTAAATATTTAGAATTCCAACTAAGAACCGAGGGCGGAGGTTTTATGGGAGAGTTAAAAGCTAATGATCCCGCACTATCACAAACCCAAAGGGACGGTGCTACAGAATTATTACCATCGGGTAATGAACTAATTCGTTCAGCACAGCACTTAGTTATGATTGTAGATGTTAAGACAGGTTCTACACAAACAGCTATTTGTGACATGAAGAAGACACAATTAAAAGTGTCTAAAAAATGGAATACCATGATGAAGATGGTACAGTATACAGGGCCTAACGGATTGTTTAACCCACCTATGTGGGGAACTGCATGGAAGTTAACTTCCATTCAAGAAAGCAATGATCGTGGATCCTGGTACAATTTTGCAGTTGAAAAAGTTGACCCCACAGTACTCCCCCAAGATGCTTTTTTGGCTGCAAAAGCTTTTTATCAATCGTTCAAGTCTGGACAGATTAAGACTCAAGCAGGAACGAGTGATGAAGTAATAAACGGAACTTCAAAGGAAGAAGACTTACCGTTTTAACTGTTTGGGGCGATGAATATCCCTCCGTTTGTCGCCCCAATCTTTGAGGGGAAATCAATGAATTTACATGAAAAGTTCATGGTTGCATTTGAAGGGTTTAGTGCAGCACATGGACAGACAAAAATATCAGATGAAAGAAGAGCGGGAAAACAAAAGGCTCATTCCTTTATCGTTAGAAAACCTTTAACACTTACTTTAGTAGAGTCACACATAAATGGTTTTACAGGTGTTGGTTCTATACCTATTAACGAAGAAAACAAATGTAAATTTGGTGCTCTAGACATAGATCAATATCCATTAGATTTAGTTGCACTAGATAAAAAAATTAGAAAATTTAAAATACCTGCCGTTGTATGTAGAAGTAAATCTGGTGGTGCACACATATTCTTTTTCTTCAAAGAATGGATTGGTGCAGGAGAATTTAGAGATAAAGCTTCAGAGATATCTTCTATACTAGGATTTGGTAATTGCGAAATATTTCCAAAGCAAGAACAAGTTTTGGTTGAACGTGGCGATGTTGGTAATTTTATAAACCTTCCATATTTTGATTCAGAGCAGACTTTAAGATATGCAATTAAGGAAGATGGAGAAGAAGCAACTTTAGAAGAGTTTATAGAATTGTGTGAAAGCAGAACTGTTTTACCAAAAGATTTTTTATCTTTAGATTTTGGTGGATCTTCTGATCAATTTAAAGAAAGTCCTCCATGCTTATCCACTATGGCAAAGCAGGGGATTCCAGAGGGTGGCAGGAATACATCTATGTTTAATGCAGCGGTTATGTTTAGAAGAATGGATCCCGATAAATGGAAAACTTTACTTGAGAGTTTTAATACTACTTATTGTGTTCCTCCTTTACCAGCATCAGACATAGTTACAATACAAGGACAAATAGAAAAGAAAGAATATTTTTACACATGTGATCAACAGCCTTTGAGTTCTTATTGCAACAAGTCTTTATGTAAGACAAAGAAATATGGAATAGGGAATCAAGTTCAAACTATGGAGATAAGTGGTTTATCTGTTGTTCTATCAGAACCTAGAGTTTGGTTTGCAGACGTAGAAACAAAACGATTAGAATTATCTACAGAAGATCTACAAGTTCCCTTGAAGTTTCAAAGACAATGTATGGAACAATTAAACTATATGCCTCCCGTCATGAAAAATAGTGATTGGCAAACCTTAATTAATTCTTTGTTAGAGAATGTAAACGAGATAGAGGTTCCACAAGAACTCACATATAAAGGTCAGTTTCTTGAATTACTTGAGACTTACTGTACGGGAAGGATACAAGCTCAATCGGCTGAAGAACTATCTCTGGGTAAGCCTTGGACAGAAGAAGGTAGAACTTACTTTAAACTAGATTCTTTGATGCAGTTTTTAAGAGCTAAGAAGTTTGATAATTATAGTCGTGGTCAAATACAAGAAAGATTAAAAGAATTAAACAATAATCAAACAGCTAATGGTAATAAAAAATTTAAAAACACAAAAGGAGAGTGGAAAAACATTAGAGTTTGGTGGGTTCCTGAGTTTGAATCAGAGATTCAAGTTCCGAGTATCGAGATTCAAGAAGAAGAGGTGCCATTTTGAAGAGCAGATGGTCTAGAGCGAGGTCTAGGTTAAGAGACTACGTCAACCAAATAAAATTGGAAAGAGGATGTGAAAGATGTGGCTACAATGAAAAAGCTATAAATTTACAGTGGCATCATGTGGTTCCAGAAACAAAGTATAAGAGTGTTTCTGAAATTATCAGCGAAGATAAGAACATAGACAAGGTAAATGCAGAAATAGAAAAATGTATATGTGTTTGTAAAGCATGTCATGGAAGGTTAGAAATGTAATGGAAACAACAATATTTGGTTCACCAGGGACAGGAAAAACAACTAAACTTATATCTATTGTTCAAGAAGAAATAAAGAATGGAACACCACCTGAAAAAATAGGTTTTGTTTCTTTCAGTCGAAAGGCTGCAGAAGAAGCAAAGACTAGAACAATAGAAAAACTAGGTATAAATGATGATAGCCTTGTTTGGTTTAGAACATTACATTCACTAGCTTTTCAGTGGTTGGGGATCAGTCGAAAAGATGTTTTGTACGGAAGTGATTACACACAATTAGGAAAACTTTTAGGATTAGAATTTTCTGCTAACTCTTCCATCAACATGTCTGATGGAACTTTATTTACATTAGGAAAAGATGGAGATGCTTATCTTGGTTTAATCAACATGGCTCGTGTTCGTGGTGTTAGTTTAGAGCAACAGTTTAGTGACACAAATGACCGTAGATTGAAGTTTCAACAAGCATTGAAAGTTGCTCAAGCATTGAAAGACTATAAAAGAGTTATGAAAAAAAGAGATTTTGTAGACATGATTCAAGACTTCATAGATCAAGGCGAAGGTCCAATTTTAGATCTTTTAATAGTTGATGAAGCACAAGATTTAGTTCCTATGCAATGGGACATGGTAAAAAAAGTTTTAGTTCCGAGAGCCAAGAAAATATTTTATGCAGGAGATGATGATCAATGTATATATTCTTGGATGGGAGTAAATGTTAAAGACTTTTTAAATGCTAGTTCTAATAAGATTGTACTTGATCAGTCCTATAGAATCCCTTTGGATGTGCATAACTTGGTAGATGATTTAGTGGCAAGACTCTCTACCAGACAATCAAAAGTTTGGCAACCCACTACAAAAAAAGGTGCAGTCATTTGGCATTATGATATCATGGATGTAGACCTAAGAACTGGAGAGTGGTTAATCCTTGGAAGAACTAACTACATTACCAATAAAATTGCTAACAAGCTTAAAGAAAGTGGCTATCTTTTTTGGAAAGAAGGTTCTGGTTGGTCTATTTCCCCAAATGTACTTAACGGAATAGAGGTGTGGAACAAAATATGCAAAAAACAACAATTACCGATAAGCGAATGGAAGAACTTTTCGAAAATAACACAGCCTCATGTTTTTACCAAACATGGCAAAAAAGTGTTAAATTCATTAGACCCCGAAAAATTATATTCAATAGATCACATGGGAGATTGTCTGACAGTGTCTGTGGAGACACATTGGAATCAAGTGATAAAAGTATCGGACAAGGAGTTGACGTACATAAATTCCGTGAGGAAGAGTGGGGAGAAGATTTGGAGCGGATCACCAAGAATAAAAATATCTACGATCCATAAGGCAAAAGGTGGGGAGGCAGATAACGTTCTACTTATGTTAGAATCATCAAAAGCATGTACAGAAAGTCCTGATCAAGATTCCGAGATCAGGACTTTTTATGTTGGTGCAACAAGGGCAAAAGAACAATTACACATTGTAGACTCAAACAAAGATAATGGATTTAGGATATGAAAAAAGATAGAAAATATTTTTTAGAAGAAGCAGAAAAATTAATCAATGGTCCGAGAGCCAAGGAATATGGACCGGCTAAGTTTAATCATGAGCGAATAGCTAAAATATGGTCAGTTGTATTAGCTAGAGAGGTAACTGCTGAAGAGGTGGTTGCTTGTATGATAGGAGTAAAGTTAGCTAGGTTAGCTGAAACAATGGGACACGATGATTCTTGGGTAGATATCATCGGGTACGCAGCACTCGGAGGGGAGATAATTAACTATGAAAAAGAAACATCAGTTTAGTTTAGCTGATATGGGGGGCGATTGGTTTAAAGCGAAAGGACCAGAAGAAATGCCAGATTTAACAAATGAAGACATAAAAGAAGTAGCTTCTCTAGGACTAGAAAGTGATTGGTCTCCTCCTTCTTCTTTTCCAGATTTAACTAAGTACGATAGAATAGCTGTTGATTTAGAGACAAGAGATCCTAATTTAATGAAACTTGGGCCTGGTTGGTGTAGAAAAGATGGATACATCATTGGTGTGGCTGTGGCTGCAGGAGATTTCATAGCTTACTATCCAATTAGACATGAAGGTGGCGGTAATTTACCTGCAAAGAAAGTGTTTACCTGGTTAAAAAAACAAATGGAAACACCTCATATAGAAAAAGTATTTCATAACTCTATGTATGATTTAGGATGGCTTAGAGCCGAGGGCATAGAAGTTCAAGGGAAGATCATAGATACAATGATTGCAGCACCTCTGCTGAATGAGAACAGAAGATACTATAATCTAAACTCACTTGCAGGAGAATATCTTGGCGAGTGGAAGAATGAAAAGATGATGAACAGAGCAGCAGAATATTTTGGAGTAGATCCAAAGTCTGGTATGTGGCAGCTACCTAGTCGTTTTGTTGGTGCATATGCTGAACAAGATGCTAGGGTTACACTAAAACTTTGGGATCATTTAAGACCTTTATTAGACAAGGAAGAATGTAATGCCATTTTTAATTTAGAATCGTCTTTGTTACCTGTTCTGTTAGACATGAAAACAAAAGGTGTTCGTGTTGATGTAGATAAGGCTGAAGGGGTTAAAAAAATGTTGGCTAAGAGGGAGAAGGAATTACTTGAAGAGATAGTCGAGGACACGGGACTCTCTATTGAACCTTGGGTCGCCACATCTATAGCAAAAGTGTTTGACTCCCTTGGGATCCACTATTTTAGAACAGAGAAGTCTGGGTCTCCCATGTTTACAAAACAGTTTCTCTCTAATCATCCCCATCCCATTGCAGCAAAGATTCTTAAGATTAGAGAACTTAATAAAGCTAACACCACTTTTATTGAAACTATTCTTAATCATTCTCATAATAGTAGAATACATTGTGATTTTAATCCTTTAAGATCCGATGATGGAGGTACAGTTACAGGTCGTTTTAGCTCAAGTAACCCCAATTTGCAACAGATTCCTGCACGAGATCCTGAGATCAAAAAATTAATTCGTGGTTTGTTTATCCCGGAGGAGGGCCACAAATGGGGTTCCTTTGATTATGCGTCACAAGAACCAAGATGGTTAGTTCATTATTGTGCCACCTTGACAGGCATAGATAGACATCCACAGATTGATGAAGTTGTTGATAATTATCGTAAAGGTCTTGCTGATTTTCATCAGATGGTAGCGGACATGGCAGGAATTAAACGTAAAGAAGCTAAGACAGTTAATCTAGGTATTATGTATGGAATGGGTAAAGGTAAATTAGCCAACGTCATGGATATAGAAGTAGACGAAGCAGAGAAATTAATAAATACATATAATGAGAGAGTTCCTTTTCTAAAAGCTTTATCTGAAAAAGCTATGAATCGTGCAAAAGATCATGGAGTTATTAGAACTTGGTTGGGCCGTAAGTGTAGATTTGATATGTATGAGCCTGTGTCCTTTGGATTTAACAAAGCCTTGCCTATGAAAGAAGCCATAGCTGAATATGGAAGTATAGGTAGAATCAGAAGAGCCTACACCTACAAAGCTTTGAACAGACTAATTCAAGGATCGAGTGCTGATCAAACCAAGAAAGCTATGGTTGAGTGTTACAAAGAAGGATTGTGTCCAACACTAACTGTGCATGACGAACTTTGTTTCAATATAGAAAATCAAAAACAAGCGGATAAGATTGTAGAAATCATGACCACTTGCATTCCTGATTTAAAAGTACCTTTTGAAGTAGATACTGCCCTTTGTGATAATTGGGGCGAGGTAGACTAGTAAGTAGATTTTGCGTACAAATCATGTAACTCGGACATAGGATCATCTACAGGCTTTTCTTTTTCAAAAATTTCATATGCATGAGATCTAATATTTGATCTGTGTATACCTATATCTTTTAGCGTGGCATCATCCAAACTGTGTAAAGCTGTAATTGTTCTTCCTATCTTAAATTTATAAAACCAATTTGATAACATTCGTGTTTCCTTTTTTTATGTTTGTGCTTAACTCTGCATTTTTTTATTTATACATTTATTCTGAATAATAGAGAACAGAGCAAAAATGAAAGATATTATTGCTAAAAAGGCATGAATTAATTCTATGGTATGTATGATAATTAGACAAAAGAGAAGGATATTCTAGGTAGGAATCATACCAGAGCAGTTTGTTTCAGCGATCCTGGGGCATCTGAGAGCTTCGTTTTTCGAGTGTTTTCATAATTTCTGCTCGTTTCTGGCCTGAAAGCTTTGACCACACAGATATCTCATCAAGTGTTCTAAAACACCCTACACATATATTATTTTTTATTTTGCAGACGTTTAGGCACGGGCTTACAATAGGCTGTGATCTTTTTGGTCTTGTCATTTGGATATGGAATCTCTGGTTGTTCGTTTAATCGTCTAGCAAAATATAGACAATCATTAACATTTGGAAATGTTTGATCTTGATTAATTATTATTGTGCCTATCATATAGACTAAAGCAAACTCTATCATTCATCTTTGATTTTCCAAAAGTATTCATCTGTATCGCCAAGTCTGAATTTTTGACCATTCTCAACTTGATACTCTATTGTACTTACTTTGAAGTCTGGTTGCAATGGCTTGTCTGGTGTTAGTGAATTATCATAAACTCTCATTCTATTGTTTGGGTATAAACAATACTGACCATTTTTTAATTCTAATAAATTAAATGATTTAT